AATTAGCTAATAAAGTATTAGCATCTGGGCTACCGTTATCAGCATTATCCCCAAGCATCTGTAATGATGTTGCTTCATTAGTTGCATATGCTCCTCCTTCAACTGCATAAGCGTACCATTGTGGTTCTGGAGCTGCAACTGTAAATGTTCTTCTAAATAATTTACTCTCATCAAAATTATCTACTATAGAAGCAGTATAACTTATAGTTTGAGCGGAAGTTATATTTTGTGCGGCTCTAATTTGATAAGAACTAGAGTTTGCATTTAATGGAACTGCTTTAATATTAGCTACACCAGCTCCTGAAAGTGACATTGAGAATGGAGTATCAGTTTCAGTATCAGTTATAGTAACTGAGCACATATTAGTATCGGTAGCTATAGAAGCTGTTAATGCTGCTGTTTGATCAGTAAACGAACCTGTTGGTTTTGCATTACCGAATACGTTTACTGTTACTGAACCGCTACCTATATTATCGTATTGGTCTCTATAAGTAATATTAGTAGAAATAGTATCTCCTGATGAAGTAGCTGAACCGCTTAAATGAACTGCTAAGGTTAATGCACCAGCATTAGATACTGCTATTGCAGCATTTGATGACGTAAATGATTGTACTGTAGCTGAACCAAAGCTAGGAGAATAAGTTACATTAAGATCTGAAGCATTACCTCCACCGAACCCAGTTGCATCTCTCAATACTGCACCACTTACTGCTGATTCAATAATATGTGAAGTAGTATCTCCAGTTAAAGTTCCTATAGGAGCAGCTGTGATTGCTGCTGTATTTAAATAAGAAGCTGATACAAATCTATGCTGATCAAATATAGATGCAGTCATAGAATAAGTTGATGCACTTAATTTATTTTTAGCTTGTATTTCGTATACATTTAAACTTCCACTTCTTAAAGCATTTAGTTGACCACTTGGATCTGTAAAATTAAATGTAGTATGATCTATGGTATCACTTTCGTTATCAGCCCATGTTAATACTGAAATAGTACTTCCTGATCTTGCTAAGTTAGTATTTAAATTAGCAGAAGTATTAGCATAAGAACCAGTTGGTCCAGGATTTCTTTTTACTGCTACGTTTACTGCTAATGAACCAGTAGTTCCAAAGTTATTTGTACTAGTTATAGTAGTTGCAATAGTATCTCCACTCCCAGTTCCAGATCCACTTAAAGCAAATCCTAACGATAAGTTACCATTACTAGCTATATTAATTTGATTATTAGAAGAAGTAAATGAAGTACCAGTACCTGTTGTATTAATATCAGCTACTGTACCTGCTATACCGCTTGTTGCTGTAGTTATGTTTGTAGAGTTACCTGCGCTTTCTATTATAAAGAAGTTTCCACCTCCATTAGTACTTAATGAAGGAGCTGTATCGTCACTAATCGGTATACTTACTGTAGCAGTATTAGAAGCTGTATTAAATGCATCTTTTACTTGTACAGAATATTGATATAAGTTAATTAAGTCAGAATTCAAGAAATGTCCTACTTTTTGAGTAACTTGTCCTGATGAATTCATAGAAAATGGATTCTCAGAAGGATTATTTAATCCTGAGTTATTATATGTACCTGTGCTTACATTTGATCCATCTATTTTTTTACTTGAAGTAACAAAATTAAAGAATGTTATAGTATCGCCTTCACTATCTGCTGCGGTAATGGTTCCAATGCTTCTACCTGATGAGCCAGATTCAGAAGAAGAAGCAAATGATTGATCGTTTATAGTAGGATGAACGTTATTAGTTACTGAAATAGTAACTGGTAGGGTTGCTCTAGAGCTTCCATCTTGATTTGCAACAAAATGTTCATCAGATGCTGTTAAACTAAATGCTAAGGATGAAGTAGTTTCAAAGTCTAAAGAAGCAGTTATTTGAGAGACATTTATTCTACTACCAGTTCTTGATACATTAAATATTTGATGTCCATTAGGACTAACCGGTAAAGAAGAACTTACCACGGTAATAGTATCACTGTTTGCATCAGTAACATAAATAGAAAAATGAGGATGTCCTGCTGTAGTAGCATTTTCATTTCTACTTCCAGTAAAAGAAGTAATAACTGCACCTGCTGCAGACGTTTGTCTGAATTGAGGAGCTGAGTTTCTTATAGAATGTACAAACACTGTTGCTTTTGCTGTTCCTCCAAAACCGTCTGATGCTGTTACAGGGAATGGATGAGCTAATGTACTATCTCCTCTATTAGTAGTATTAAATCTTGAAGAAGATGCTAATGTATTTAGAGTAATTTGTCCTGTAGAGCTATTAATTCTTACAAAATCAGCACTATAAGAACCAGTAGAGTAAGTAATACTGTGTCCATCTGGATCAGAAGCTCCTACTGAACCTACAACCGAACCTGAAGTAGTAAATTCTGCTACTTCAAAGCTAGTTGATGAAGTAAATGAAGGTCCTCTGTTAGGAAAAAATACTTCATTTAAGAAATCTGCTATACTTCCTGAAGTTCCAGCATTAAATGATGCTGAAAATAAATCTCCGAATTGAGTATTAGATACAACTCTGTTACCATCAAAAGAAGTATACGATGAAGTTACAGCCAAAGAAGCTGATGCTACTTGACCTCTTACGTTTGATGCAGTAACAAATGATGCTGTATCAGCATTAGTTGCTAAAGTTTCTTTTATGATTTCATGAGAAGCAGAAATTGCAAAGGATGCAGTTAAAGCATTAGCTACTGTACCTTGAATGTTAGAAGCACTTACAAAAGATGCTGTATTTGCTAATGTTGCTGTTGCAACACTACCGTCTACATTACTTCCTGATACATATGAAGCAGTAGGTGAGCTAGATCCTGTATTAATAGTTACTGCTTCAGTAGTACCATCACCTTGAGTAAAGGTAATAGTATTTAAATTAACTGAGGAAGACTTATATAATGATCCAGTATTGATAAAAGAACCAGTTGCTACAGTTAAAGTAAACGTAGAATTATCTCCTTTCGTAAAAGTAAGAATATTATTAGATACTGAACCGGTTTTAAGTAGAGATCCTGTATTAACTGAAGGAGCGGAGTAGCTAGCAGTTAATAATTGAATAGTTTGTTGAGGAATGCTTCCTGAACCGGATTGAAATAAGGTAACTGTATCACCACTTACAGAGCTCGAATAGAAAAATTGAGCTAAGTTAGCATCTAGTTGTGCATGAGTCAATGTAGACCCAGTAATCTGTCTTAAAATTAAATCTCTTTTAGGCATTCTCTATCTTTTTCGAAAATAAACTACTCCAATTATAAATATGCGCATTTACTCTTATATAGTTTATATATCATCAATATTTTTTACACTTTCAACTCCAAATTTTACCTGTGCTTTAGTAAAATATTTAGAAACACCTTGCGGTAATGTATTATATGCTTCAGGAACTAGATGTCCTAGTAAATTTATAGTAAATTCTGTCTTTACTGTTCTATCTCTTCCCTGTACTAATTCTGTTATAGTTGAGTAGTCATTTATCATTGCTCTAAAATTGAATTTTTCCTTGTCTCCCCAATAAGAATCGGATGCATAATTTATACTTTCTATTAATTTATTCATTTGTTCTATATATTCAGTGAACATCATACATGAATAAGTTATATTTACGTAATCAGGTATTACTATAGCTTGATATTGATCTACAGGTTTTCTATTATTTAATACAGAAAATCTATCATATCTATTTTTAGCTGAGTATTTTTTATTTATTACTTGAAAATTTAATGGATTATTTGCATCTATCTTATTTCCAAGGTTTCTATTCTTTTCTATACCTTCTCTTTTAATTAATATAAGAGGTAGTTGTATTTTACCATGTCTATCACGGTAATAACCGTCGCTCTGCACAGCTTTCCACCTTTCAGGTGAACCATATAGGACAGGAACGTTCTTTGTTGTGCTATTTTGTTTTACAGTAGGTTTTATAACATTATTAAAGTAGTAAAATATAGCCTCATCTATGTCTCTTAATCCTATAGAAAACTTTTTCTCTGTTTCATTCTTAACACTTCTTTGTAATTCCCTTTTTTTGAGGTTGTTTTCAGGAGTTTTAGAAGAATTATAGTTATCTCTACTGTATGTATTGATACTATCCTGTGATAATTGTCTTTGAGTTTTAGGATCAATGTTTATTTTTGCCATCTTTTAATTTTTTACTATAAGTAATCAGTTCCTTCGAAAGTTATACCTGTAGATTCTCTTTTAGTCATATGAGTATCGCATATTATAGATAAAGATGAACCAAACTTGTTACCATACGATGATAAATTATAAGATTTATCTCTTCCTAAGAATAATTGATTTTCTCTAACTGTATCTACTGTATAAAAGTCTTCTTGCCAGTTAATAACGTCTCCTACTTCCGGAATAACATCTGTATCTACTAAATCTTGACGAATAAAAGCAAAAGATGCTTCTCTTTGTAAGTCAGGTAAAGTAAAATCGTCTACTTCTACTACTTGATCGCCTCTAGTTATTAAACAGTTTAGTTTAACTGGTACAAAATAGTTTTTAGTTAAAGCTTCACCGTATATATTAGATTCAGTATCATCTAAACTTAACTTATAGTAAATAATCTCCTGTTCTACTATATCTTTTAGTAGTTCTCTATTAATATTTACCAATAAATCGAAATCTCTATTACTTCCAAATAACATTACTTCTCTTCTATAGTATTATCAGCTATTTCTACACCTTTAATAAAGTTATATTTATTAATAGCATTATCTTTAAACGATTCGAACGCTTCTAATGGTTCTTTTTGTGAAATAAGCTTTATTTTTAACGTTTCTTTATTTTCTCCATCACCAGAAGCAGTAGTTACTGTGGTAACTCCTGGTAATGCTCGTAAAAGTTCAGCTAAATTAGCTACATTTTCGGTATTATCATAAATAACTTGAACCATACCTTCATATGTCCTGAAATTTATCTGTTCTTTTAATATATCTAGTAACTTCATTAGCCAATATAAATTTTTACCGGTACATCAGTTAATGTTTGTCTAATAAATTGTGATTCTTGAGCTTTTTGCTCTAATGCTCTTACTTTCGAAGTTTGATCTAGCATTTCTCTCAAGTTAGTTAGTAGACTTTCTTTTTCAGCTCTAGCATCAGTCAATAAATCAGCTTGATTTAATGAAGCTTCTGAACCAGGAACTGGTACTGATTGGTATTTTCCTCTAATATATGCTAGTACTTCTTTACTTAAAGCTAAAGTATACCTAAATATCCAATCTCTACCTACACTGTTTATATGACCGTAAGTAGGATTACTAAAAGGTACTTCAGAAACTGTAGTAACTAAAGCTGTACTCTCATTATCTAATACTGTATCTTTGTCAGATCTTTTATAGTACTCTATAAATAGACTACCTGACTCAGTAGGTACTGGAAATAATTTAAGTTGGTTGTTTACTATTTCAAATGAATAAGCTGATCTTCTTATTTGATCGTTAAACTCAATAGCTTGTACTTTTAATAAATCGTAAGACGCAGGCATTAATAAAAAGTTAATACCAGGACTATAAGATCCAAAGTCAAAAGCATCCATTAATGATTGTATACCTGTACCTGTACCTGCATAAGGATCAAAATATCTTAATATAGAAGGAGGAGCTTCGTAGAATACTCTTCTTATTTCTATACCTCCTGTGATACCTTCAGAAGTAGCCCAAGAGTCTAGGTCATAATTTTGTATAGAAGCTGTGATTGGAATAGAACCAGAATATTTAGTAACAGTACCTCCTACTTCTGCTTCAGTACCATAATGTCTTGATATATCTACTATTCTACTTAAACTAGGTTCAATTAATCTATTATTAAGACTACTACCTGTGGAATTACCTTCCATACTTAAGTAGTTTTCTCTAATTTTATATTGAAATACTTCGTTACCGTAGGTAGTAACTGCTTCTTCAAAACAAGCATAAAAAGAACCGGACTGTAATTCTACATCCATCAAAGGAAATCCTAATCTAGTTGCACAGAAACTTGCTACTTTATCTGCATCAGTTTGAAACTCACTATCTGAGTCGTAAAATCCGAATGGTGTCTGACCAACTGAGAAAGAAGAACTACCGCTCCATATTTGTATATTAGCCATGTTATAGTATTTTTTTATAAATAGTTAAAAAAAAAGAGGCCCGAAAGCCTCTCTTTAGTTATTCTTAACCTTTCTTCTTCAGAATGTGGTATAAGACGAAGGCACCTACTAGACCTAGTAAACCTTCTGCATTCAATCCACCTAATATCTCCATAATATTACCTACTACAGATATATTTGGCCAGAACGGAATGTTAGCACCTTTGAATAGTACTTCAAGTACAACCCCCAGTGCAATTAAACTTACACCGATTTCTGTTAGTTGATTGGCCCAAGAGCCTATCTTCTTTAAAAAATCCATATATTATTGGTTTTTAGTTAGACATAAGATAACTGTCCGACTTCGTTTAAGAAAGGAATTCCATGTTTATAAATAGGCAAAAAAAAAGAGGCCCGAAAGGACCTCTCTTTATCTTAAATTCTATAAGTTAAATCTTATAAATCATTCATATCTGAAATAAAGATCTTACCGTAGAATTCTGGTCTGATCATCTTCTTAGCATATCGAGTCATTAAACCTTTTCTAGGAGTGAAGGTTTCTGGATCGTATACTAGAGGAGTCATCATTAATGGTACATAAGGAGCATATACCGCACCAGTTTCAAGGAACTGAGAACCTCTATATCCCATAAGGATGATGTTTTCAGTCATATAAGGATTCTTATATACTTTGAATCTGTTAGCTAAGCTACCTACTCTTTGTACACCAAAGTTGAATTCTGCTTGATCACCGTCTGTATTAGCAGCATATCCTGGAATAGATTCTAAGATAGTTGCAACATTTGGAGAACAAACTAAGAAGTTAGCACCACCTCTAAGAGTTTTCTGATGTATCTTGTTAGATACTTTCTGAACTTTAGTTCCTAATGTTTGGAACCACTCTCCTTGAGAATTGTAGAAGATAGGACTTAAGTTAGCCCAAGCCGTACCATTCCATACTCTGTTTGATTTAACAGACCATCTCTCAGTAGTAACTGCGTCTTGAATAAGCATATCTAGGATCTCAAGATCAATCTCCATTGAGATATATTCACTCAATAAAGAAGTTAACTCAGCCTCAGCGTCAATGCTGTGGTATGCGTTAAGATCTTGAGCGAACTCAGGAGTCCATTGTGCTTTTAACTTTCTAGTTTTAGCTACGATAGCTTCACTAGCTAGTTTTACGTCGATTTCAGGAATTCTGAATGCATTAGATACTGCAGCAGATCCGTCATCTTCGAAGTCACCTCTTGTGTTATCAGTTGGTTGTTTGAAGTAAACAACAGAACCAGTAATACCACCATCAGCTGCTAAACTTACGTTAGAAGCAGTTACAACGAAAGTAACGTCGTTTCCTGATACAGTAGTTAATTCTGGGTGAGAAGTAATATCAGTTGATCCAGATAAAATTCTGAATGCTCTTACGCCTTTTAAATCAGCGTTAAGACCTGACATTGACTTAGTAATAGTTTTGAAATGATCGATGTTTAAGTCGTCATTGTAAGCAATTGAAGAAGATGCTGCAGATCCTGTGTCTGTTTGTACAGCAGCAGATGCAGATTTGATTGAGTAACCAAACTGACCAGCGCCATAAAGACCACCTGAAACTTCCTCATCAACACTCATTTTTGCAGAAGCAGAAGATACATTACCGTACATGTTATCACCATCAGTTCTTCCACTAAAAGAAGATCCATATTTAAAGTCTAAGTAAAATACTAGACCAGATGGTAAATTCATTGGTTGTACAGAAACGAAATCTTGAGCAACGATTTGAGCAAATACTTTTCTAACTAAAGGAAGAGCTACACCAGCCCACTGCTCACCTTCACCTGCTGTGAAAGATCCGCCAGCTCCTGTTACGTTAGCTTCAGCAACGATTTGTTTTGCTTGGTTTTCAAGGATAACTGCCATGTTATTTTTGACTCTGTTATCTTCGATACCTTCTAACAAACCTGAATCGTTCCATTTATTAGCTAACTTTTCAGAATCCTTTAGCATGCTCTTATAAGTATTTGAGCTCTCTAATAGGTTGTTAATTTCCATGATTAAGTTTAAATTAAAATTGTTTAAAATTATTTAATAATACCGGCTAATTTTTGCATTCTTCTAACAGTATCAGATACTTCATTGATTACTTCTGGTTTAGAAGCAGTAGTACCTGTAGCTTTAGAAGCCATGCCTAATTTAGTTTTACTTTCTTTGATAGTATCCGCAGATTCTTTTTTACCTGGTATATTATCAGATACAGTTTCATAAACTAGTTTAACCTCTTTAACAGTTTCTGCTTTATCGAAAGCAGCTATAATGTTAACTTTTTGTGACTCTGTTAAGTTGTTAGATTTGAAAATCTTGTTAACGTATAATAATTTAGAATTAAGGATATTTACTTCGTTTAATTCAGATTTTAGAGTTTTAATAGTTTCTAAAGCTTGAGATAGGTCATTTTTATCTTCACTTAATGCTTCTTTTTCAGCATCTTCGATGATATCATTACCTTCTTCAAAAGCTTCTTCAGCTTCTTTTTCTCCTGGATCTTTATCTTCGTTAACAACTTCTTCAGATTCTTCCACTTTTTTCTTTTCGTTGTCACCATGAGCTTCATCTACTTCTTCTGTTGTAGCTTCTAGCTCTTTAAGAAGTTCGTCAAGATCGATTTCTTCTTCGTCTTCTGCACCATCGATAGCAGGCTCTTCAATAGGAGCTTCATCGCCCATACCTTCGATATCACCGCCGTCCATGTCATCTGCAGGAACTTCTTCACCAGCGCCCATCTCTTGATTGATAATATCTCTGATTAAGTCTTTGAATTGATCAACACTTAATTTAGAAATATCCTCATCTCCATCAGGATGCTCTTCATGGTCGTTAGCTTCGTCATCAGATTCGTCTGAATCATCCTCAGCTTCGTCTACTTCAACTTCAGCTACAGCTGGTTCTTCTGTAAGATCTTCATCTACTACGTTCTCTTCAGTTGCTTCTTCAGCCTCTTCCATCTTATCT